GTTCGAGCAGGCCCCCTAGAAATAGGGGGCCAACCGGCCCTCTGGAGCGCCCATGGATTCTAATGTTTTGATTGATGTTTTTCGAGATCTTGCGCGTGTCGAGGCGCGCGCCCGGCGGGTTCTTGCCACGATACTTTTGGCCCTGGTGGGCCATGTCGCCGTCCTGTCGTGGGCGTTGGAGAATCTTTGATTTGGGTTGAGCCTTGTGCGGGAAGTTTCGCTGTAGGTTTTAGCCTTCTGGGCCTTCGGGCGCCGTGCGGTTGGCAGGGCGGTAAAACCCGCTATGCGGTGAGCATCGTGGAAGGTTTGGGCCTTGTGGGCGTGCGCCCTGAGGCAATCGCGCTCAGTGACCTTCTCTGGGCGGACTGCCTTATGGAGCTTTGTAGACCCGGAGGCGCTTCGCGGGTGCGTAAGGTCTTGGCTCGCTGGCTGTCGGAAACACCCGACACACCCCGAGGGCATCGGGCGCTTTGGTTTCGGTTGCGGGACTTGCCCCAAACACCCGGCCCTATTGGGGCGGCGCGCTGGTTGGCGTTGGTGGCTGGGAGCGCGTTTTCTGGGGGCGGCAGCATTCGACGCGACGTTGAAACTTGGGAAGACTCCGCCGCTCGCAACAGAACGATTTCCAAACGCATGTTGGCGGCCCTAGAGGCTTTTCCCCCGGAGGGTCTCCCTTTGGCCTTGGCGCGCCACCGTGCCGAAGACCTTACGCCCGAGGCCCTTGAGGCGGCCGTCCCGGGCGCGTTGTCGGGCGTTCACGGCCCCGTTTGGGCATATATCGACCCACCCTACCAAAACACAGCGCCCTACGCGGGTGTGCCCCGCGAGGCGGCCCTTTCCAGGGCAGGCGTGCTGGCCCTTGTGGAGCGCTGGCGTTCGGCGGGTGCCTCGGTGGCCGTCTCGGAGGGGTGCGCGATTCCTGGGGCCACGCGGGCCTTTGAGGTTCTTCCCAAGGGCCTCGGGCAGACCGCGCGCGGGTCGACCAAGCAGGAATGGGTTTCGGTGTTCGAGCAGGCCCCCTAGAGGCCCGGCTGCAATGCTCAGCAGGCAGGGTCCGACGCCTCGCCCTCACCGGCGGGGCGTCACCCGTTGCGGCCTGTGATGCGCGCCCCGGCCTCGCCGGGGTACGCTGGCCTCCATGGAGGCCAGATGCTCACCCTCGCCCTGCTGCTCGCCTGCGCCGGCCCCGGCGCGCAGGACACCGCCGCCACCGGCAAGGTCACCGCCGAGGACCTCGCCGAGGCGCTCGACCGCATCGAGGCCCTGGAGGCCGAGGTCGCCGCGCTCAGGACCGCGGGCGCGCCCGTCGGGATCGACGTCGACGCGGACGGCGACGGGCTCCGCGAGTGGGACGGGCTCCCCGTCGGCACCCGGCGCGGCGACGTGCTGTACGACTGGACCTACACCGGCGCGGAGGACGTCCCGCCGGCCGCGCCGGGGTGGATGCTTGCCCAGTGGGAGGCGCACGACGAGGATGACAGGCTCCCGCTCGCGTTCGACTGCTCCACCCTCGACGGAGCGCGAGGCGACGCCCACTGGAGCACCTTCCGCCCCCCAGGGGACGTGCCATGGCCCATCACGCTGCACGCCGAGGACATCGGGCTGTACCGCGTCCAGTGCATCGCGATCTGATGGCCGCTGACCGGACTGCGGCGCGGGTCACCGGAACGAGATCTTCCGGATCGTCTCTCCGCCCGGCTTGTACGCCGCCTCGCTCGCGTCCTCCGCGGTGTCGTCGCTCGCGTACGACCAGTCGATCGGGGTGATCTTGAGGTAGGCGTCGTCGCCGTCGACGCCCGAGATGTCGAAGACCACCTCGCCGTCCTCATCCGTCGCGAGGATCGCCGACGTCGGGCCGGTTCCCAGCTCGATCTGCTGCCCGATTGGCGTGCTGTCGAAGCCCATGATCGCGTGCGCGTTCCCGTGGACCGTCTCCACGGCCTCCAGGCCGTCTGCCGACGACCACGTCGACACCCTGAAGTGCACCACCGCGGGGATCTCCACGCCCTCCTGGTCGACCGCCTGGATGGTCACCCGCCGGTACGTGGGGTTCGGGTCCATGACGCCCTGCTGCGCCGCCACGGTCACCCGGGCGAAGACCGTGGGCGTGTACTGGACGTGGTCCGCGAGCACGTAGGGCCGTAGCTGGCGCGTGTCGACGATCTGGCCGGAGCTGATGACGGTGTCGGTCGCAGGGACCGAGATCTCGCACAGCGGCTGCGTGAGGCCGTAGGTGCCTGACGGGAGCGCGGGGGCCGTGGGCGCCGAGGCGGCCGTGCCGGCGAGGTAGGTCACCCGGCCGCCGTCGAGGTACACGAGGTCGATGCGGTCGAGCGTCGCGTGGGCCGCGGAGACGGTGACCGACGCGGCCGAGGTCGTGCGGGTCGCCACGCCGTCGTACACGGTGCCGCCGGCGATCGTGACGACCATGCCGCCCGGCGCGCTCGCGGTGCAGCCCGACGAGACGAACGGCTGGCCGAAGTCGGGCGCGATCGGGCCGTCCGCCCACCCGAAGCCGAGCCGCTGGACGAGGCGGACGTCGTAGACCGTCACGTCGCCCGACGTGGCTGGGACGTAGACGTGGGCGATCGTCATCTTGTCGGCGGGGGCGGTCGGCAGGCTCGGCGAGGCGCCCGGGGTGCCCTTCGTGATCGTGAAGGTGGGGGCCCAGGACCGCGACTCGTTGAGCGCGGACACCGCCTGGGAGCCCGGCCCCGCCGTGCGCACGTAGCGGCTGCCGCTGTCGGCGTCCGCGGTGGTCCACTTGACCGAGATGATGTCCCACCGCGGGTGCGTCGCGTCGTGCGCGTCGTGGGTGACCGTCGTGGCGGTGTTGAGGAGCAGCGGGATCACGTCGATCCCGTGCGGGTCGCTCGACGGCGTGTAGCTGTCCAGCTCGGAGCGCACGTACACGGCGCGGCCGGGCTTGATCGAGACGTTCAGGCCCGATGACAGCACCGGCCTGAAGCTGTTCCCGCCGATGAAGGCGCTCGACGGCGTGATCGAAGAAGCCCCGGGCGAGCCCGCGAGCATCGCCAGCGCGCCGTCTCCGACGGCCTGGAGCGCCCGGAGGCCCACGTTGCGGAGGGCGGAGGCCGGGATGGCCTCGCCGGTGCTGAACAAGCGCTGGCCGAATCGTGCCGTCAAGGCGTCTCCCAGGGGAAGCCGTGGATGAAGTCGCTGCCGTTGTCGTCGACGATGAGCCGCGCCGTCACGCCCGCGGCCCGCGCGCGGCGCAGGAGCGCGCAGACCGCGTCGAGCACCTCGGGGTCGAGGCCGGAGGGCGCGATCACGCTGAACGCGTCGTGGCCGCCGAGGATGTGCTCCTCGTCGCAGAACGCGTCGGTGATGTACTCGGTGGCGCTGTCCTTGCAGTAGACCCGCGCCTTCCAGTCGTCGATCACGTAGCAGGTGTCGCTCACCAGCGTGAGCCCGGACACGTCGTTGACCGCGTCTCGGATGGCCGCCACGGTGACGAGCTGCTCCGAGGTCCTGATCCGGTCCCGCAGCGACGCGTCGGACTCGCTGTCGACCCGGGGGAGCCCCTGGCCGGTGGCGATCAGGTCCAGCCACGCCCCCGACGCGGTGCTCGGCAGGGCCGCCGCCACGTGCGTCTCGACCGCGGACTCGACCAGCGCGAGCGCGCCGGCCGACAGGCCCACGAGCGGATCGAGGGCGCGGAACGGCCCGGGGAGCTCCGCGACCGCCTTCTCCCGAAGGTCGTCCGCCGTGCGAGCCATCAGACCTCCGTCTCGAGCGTGACCGTCAGCCCGCTCCCGTCGGCCGCGGTCCTGATCGCGTAGTAGGGCTCCGTCGGCGCGAGGCTGCGCGCGTCGGGGTCGCTGTCGATGCTGATCTCGACGCTGCGCAGGTCGTTCGGGTAGGCGCTCGGCGGGAACGCGCGGTGAAGCGCGGCCTCGTAGGCGCTGAGGTACAGCGGCAAGGCGGGCGGCAGCTCGTCGAGCCAGGCGATCGCCGCCGTGGTGACGTCCGCCTCGGTGACCGTGGCCTCGGCACGGAACGTCGCGGTGATCGTGAGGTCGATCTCCTCGCGCTCGGCGCCGAACACCCGGACCTCGATCCCGGCGGCGCGCCAGTTTTCGAGCTCGGTCGTAACGCCCTCGATCAGCGTGTCGTTCGAGCCCCCGTCCGGGTCGCCGACGTAGACGCCGACGTAGCTCTCGGACTCAGGGTCCACCGTGGACTCGTCAACCACGGCGAACGTCACGCCAGCCACCAGCTTCGAGCCGTACTCCAGCGCCGCGACCGTGCCGGGCTGCTGCGCGCGGAGGAACAGCTTGTAGCGGGCGCGGTACAGGTCATCGCCCGCGTCGGTGTACGGCTCCCCGTCGCTCCCGCCCGCGGCGCGGTCGGCGTGGCCGATCGTGAGCCCCGCCGGGAGCCCGGAGACGGTGTCGAGCGTGTCCTCCGGGACGTTGCCGCTGCGCCCCGTCGCGGTGCAGGTCGCCTGCACGTCGACCGACGACGCGGCGATCTCGAGCACCGCCTCGCCGTCGGTCGTGAAAGTCACGATCGACCCGTCCGGCGCGTCCCCGGTGACCTCCGTGCCGTACGGCAGCGTGTAGGCGCCCACGTAGGCGCCGCGGGTGATCGTCAGCGTCACGACCGCCGCTGATGCGGCGAGGCGCTCGGGGCCGCCGAAGTCGACGATCCGGCGGTCGAGGTCCGTCCCCTTCGCCGTGTCGACGTAGGCCGCCTGCCACCGGTACAGCGCGACGCGCAGCACGTCGTCGGAGCTCACCGCCGCCGACCCGGTGAGCGCGTCGAGCGCCGAGCCGGGCTCGAAGTCGGTCAGCGACGGCTGGCGCGTCTGCGCCTCCGTCTTGCCGGCCGCGTACAGCTCCTCGAAGGTGGGTAGCTCGACCGCCACGTCAGACCTCCACGCTGAGCAGCCCGCGCTGCTCGTCCACCGTCACGACCTCGGACGACACGTCGACGTGGCCCGGCGATGTCGACGACGCCTGCGCCGTCACGCGCACGGACGCGACCCGCCGGTCGCCGAGCAGCGCGGCTCGGGCACCCGCCACGAGGGACGGGAGCGCGCCGGCGCGCCCGAGGTAGCGCTCCAGCCCCACGCCGAACGCGGGCCGGTGGAGCAGCGCGCCGGGCGGTGTCGTGAGCGCGCGCGGCGTCCACTGCTCGAGGGAGTCGAGCCCCGCCACGAGGACGAGGTCCCCGGTCGGGCCGACGGAGATCTCCTCGTCCGGCCCGGGGAGCGAGATGTCGGCGAGGCGCATCGGCTACTCCGGCTCGGGGACGATCAGCGTCGAGCCCACCGTGAGGGGCTCGCCGGGGTCGAAATCGTTCGCGGCGACGATCTGCGTCCACGCCTGCCAGTCGCCCATCTCGCGCTTCGCGATGACCTGGAGCGTGTCGCCGGCGCGGACCTGCGTGGTCCGCTGCTGGTAGCCGCCGGGCTGCAGCGCGCCGATGGCCGCCGCGAGGTCGCCCGCGTGCCGCTCGAGCGCGAGGAGGTCGTGGCGCGTCTGGCGCTCCCAGATCGCCGCCTCAAGCAGCTCGGCGCCCTCGTCGACCGTGCCGAGCACGTCGAGCGCGTCCAGGTCGTCCCGGACGTCGCGGCACCGGGACCGGAGCTCGATCGCCCTCGTCCGCACGCGCGCGAGCGCGGCGGGGTCCGCCGTCGAGCGGGCCGCCTCGGCGAGCGCTGCGGCGTCGACGCCGATCTGCGCGACCGTCGACCGGATCGTCATGGGTCCAGCCCTCCGAGCCACGTGGCCGCCGCGACGAGCTTCTGGGTCGAGACCGCAGCCGTGCCGACCGCCCCGAGCCCGATGGCGGCGGCGTCGGTGTCGGCCCGGGTCTGCTGCGCGCGCAGGCGGAGCGCCTGGCTGCTCCCGGCCTCGGCGTCGTGCACCTCGATCTCCAGCTCCCAGGTGACCAGGGACTCCATCTCCCAGCGCGGCGTGAACCGCGTGATGACGCCCTCGCGGCGCCACACCTCGCCCCACACGAGCCGCACGCGGTGCCCGTCGGCGACGATCGCCGCGACGGTCTGCACGACGCTGAGCGGGTCCTCGAAGCGCGTCGTGGCCTGGTCCCAGGTGCCGCGCAGGACCATCGGGAGGTGGCGCGGGCCGAGGATCTGGACGACCGGCTGGGCCGCGCCGGGCGCCCAGCTCGTCGCGAGCCGCTGCTCCACGCCGGACTCGACGCCCTGGTCGGGCAGGTCGTCCGTGTCGAGCTCGACCCGACGCCGCGCGCCGGCGAGCTGCTCGATCGTCAGCACGTCACACCCCGACCGTGTTGCCGAAGTCGACCGTCAGCCGGTACCCGTCGTCGCGGGTCCAGCGGTGCCGCGCCCGGATCGTGTAGAAGAGCGTCGCGAGGTCCTCGCTACTGCTCCACGCCTGCGCCAGCGCGTTCGCCGTGGTCGGCGCCATGCCGCGGTCCCGCAGGTACGCCGCGAGCTCCCCTCGGCTCTTCCCGAGCACCCGGGCGCGGTCCGTGCTGCGCGCGCGCAGGTAGATCGGGTCCCCGGAGGCGAGGCCGACGAGCCCCGCGTCGTCCAGGTCGGACATCGCCGCCGTCTCCAGCGACCCGGAGACCTGCCGGCGCTCCCAGGTCGTGAAGACCTGCCGAGCCCGCGCCTTGAGCGTGTCGCTCGACCACGGGCCCGCCGGGAGCGTGTAGGCGACCTCGCCCCGGTCGTCCCCGGGCGGCGGCCACACGCCCTCGACCACCCGGCGGCTCCCCGTGTCGAGCGCGCGGAAGACGATCCGCTTCACCGCGACCGGGTTGAGCGACCGCTTGAGCGTCATCCGCTCGACCTGGTCCCCGTAGACCACGATCCGCGCCTCGCTGGCCCTGACGGACCGCGGCGCGCCGACGACGAGGCGGCCGAGCTCCCAGCGGGGCGTCTGGCCGAGCTCCTTGGAGAGCCCGACGATCGCGTCCCAGCACGAGACGCCCGCCGGCGGGGTCCAGAGCTTCTTGCCGGTCACCGAGGCCACCGACCGGTCGTCCTCGACCTCGATCTCCGCGCCCACGTACGGGGGCACGACGGCGAGGACCTGCTTGATGATCTCCGACAGCGGCCGGTCGGCGCGCAGGCTCCCCTCGGGGATCTTGGACGCCCTGACCTTCGACGCGCCGCTGCGCCCGTGCAGCCCCTTGATCGGGAGCTTCGCGTCGATCAGGCGCCCGGTGTAGTCCCGCGCGCGCAGGAGCACGCGCTCGGAGTCGCCCCCGAAGTCGACCTCCGCCTCGTCCACGAACCCGATGAAGCGCACCGCGCTGCGGTCGGAGATCGCCAGCGTCCGGTCCGGGCTCCCGACGTCCGCGCAGTAGATGACCACGCGGCAGTCGCGCAGCGCGCGCGGGTCCAGCGGCAGGTCAGCCCAGTCGAGCGTGATGCTCGCCTCGTCCGCCTCGTTGATGTCGTTGCGGGTCCACTCGACGTCGACGGGGATCGCCGTCACGTCGATCTCCCGGCGCGCCTCGGCCTGGCCGGGTGCCGCGAGCGCGGGCTGCAGCAGCACGAGCGCGCGGGGCACGTGGTAGACGCGTCGGGTCATGTGCCGTCCGTGGCCCGCAGGACCGGGGAGCAGTACGGCGCGGCGCCCTGGCCCGCCTTGGACGAGGAGAGCCCCGCCGAGAGCGTGGCGATCTTCGTGCCGAGCCCCGCGGTGGTCTCGGCGGTCCGCATCGCCGTAAGGATGGCCGCGTTCTGGACCGCCGTGCCCGGCGGGGTCGCCGGGTTCGCGAGCGCCGTCACGACCGCCTGGAGGCCCGTCACGACGTCGGAGAGGTCATCGAGCAGCGCCCGCAGGACCACGCCGTCGACGTCCTGACCGGTCGCGCTGCGCACCTCGACCTTGTCGGCGAACAGGTGCCGCCCGCCGTCGTCGACCTCGTCGGGCGGGAGCTGCTGCCCGCCCACCGGGCGGCCCAGCACGAGCGCGCCGCCGGTCTCCCCGTCGGGGAACAGCACCACGACCTCGTCGCCGACCTCGTGGGGCGTGTAGTCCCCAGGCAGGTACACCGGCCTGCACTCGACCAGCCGCCCGTCGGCCAGCTCGACCACGACGGACGGCGCCTCGCCGGCCGGGCGGTCGATCTCGGTCACGAGCCCCGTCGTCAGCCAGGCGCGGTGATCGCGCGTGAGCTCACGCAGCCCGCCCCGCAGCCCAGACCCAGCGCGCATCAGCCCCCCAGCGGCGCGGACAGCGACGACTCGCGGCCGAGCCGGCTGGCGCGGTCCGCGACCTCCTCCAGCATGGGCTCCAGCGCCATGACGAGGCTGCGATCGTTGCCCCACTCGACCCGGGCGATCTTCAGCTCCACCTTGATCTTCTTGTCGCCCGACTTCGTCAGATCGGCCTTCGCGAGCCCGGAGACGACCTCCGAGACCGAGATCTGCGAATCCGGCGAGGTCGGGAGCCCGAGCGCTGCGTAGGCCTCCTGGTACGTCGGGGGCACGAACTGGCGCTCGAAGCCGACCGCGCCGAGCGCCTCCCCGACTGCCTGGACGGAGACCATGCTGCTCTGGGCCGCCATCTCGCGGAACCGCAGCAGCCCCTCGATCGCGGTCGTCCCAAGGTCGGCGCCGGCGCCCTGGAGCCCCGCCAGCACAACGCCGAGCCCGCGCCCGAAGGACCGCGCGTCGGCCCCCGTCTCGCGCAGCTTGTGCGCGAACTCGGCCGAGGCCTGCTTCGCGTCGTCCCAGGTGGGCGCCTCGGCGACGCCGACCGCGATCTCGGACGCGCCCTCGACGACGCGGCCCACGATCAGGCCGAGCCCCTCGGAGGCCGAGGCCAGGTCCCGCGAGAACCGGTCGAGCGCCTCGCGGTTGTCGGAGATCGTCTGGTTTGCCCCGGTGAGGCCCCGCTTGAAGCCTTCAAAGATCGGAGCGGTGGCCTCCCTGGTGAACCGCTTGACCGCGTCGGCCATCGTCGCGGACTGCGCCTCGACGGTCTTGCCCATCATGTCGGCGGCGCCCTCGAACGAGGAGAAGCCCTTCATGAGCGCGGCGAGCTGGTCGCCACGGTTCATGGCGTTGAACTTCTCTCCGCTGATCCCCTGCGACCGGAGCGCCGCCATCACGATCGGCGTGGTCCGGTCGTGCGCACCCGAGGTGAGCGCCTGCTGGATGTCGAGCGGGGCGTTGATGAGCCCGCGCTGTCCCTGGAGCCCGAAGCCCGCCGTGAGCGTGAGCCGCGTGAGTTGTCGGACCTGATCCAGGCTCGCCCCGCCCTGCCGGGCCGGGGTGAAGATGCTCTGGTAGGCGTTGACGTAGTCCTGCAGGTCCCCGACGCCCTTGGCGGCGTCCTCCGAGAGTTGCTGGATGACCGACTTGCCGAGCCCGGCAGCGGACATCTCGTTCAGGCCCTCCATGGACATGAACAAGCTGGCGATGTTCCCGCGGGCCGTCTCCATCTCGGTCCCGAGCTCGATCGCCTTCGTGACGCCGATCGCGAAGCCAGCCGCGATGGCCGCCGCGGCGGCCGCGAAGGCCGGGCCGATACCGAGCGCGCTCTTCTCGATCTCCTTCGTCTTGTCCTCGATCGGCTTGAGGCCCGGCAGCGCGGGGGCCGGGTCGACCTTGCCGATCCGGATGTGGGCGACGATCGGGTACTGCGCGACGGGCTGCCCGCTCATGCTCCCCTCCGGGGGGTCTCGCGCTTCAGCCGATCAACGACCGCGCGCTGGTAGGCCGCCAGCTCCGAGAGCCGCAGGCCGCGCAGCTCGGAGAGCGGCTGGTGGCCGTGCCGGGCCAAGAAGTCGAGGAGCGCCCACGCGTCCCCCACAGGGTCGCCGCCGGCCCTTACGCGACGACCCGCACGCGCCCCTCGCGGGAGCTCACCGCCTCCGCCGTCTCCGAGCAGAGGAGCGCGAGCTCCGCGTGCAGGATGAGCGTCTCGGGCGCGCTGAACGGCCACGCCGCGGCGAGGTCCGCGTAGCTGGCCGGCCGCCCGTCGATCTCAAGCACGCACCGGCGGAGCAGGCGGAGCCCGCCAGGCAGGCCGGCGCGGCCGTAGTCCGTCGCGGCGTGGTAGACGCCGATCTGGGGCTCGTCGAGCCGCACGGTGCGCCCGTCGGGGAGCGTGACGACGACCTCGTGGCCCTGCCGGTCGCGCTGGAGCTCGGCGAGGTCGCTCAGCGCGGGATCCCGGATGCCCTGGAGGTACGACGCCACTGCGTTGTAGTCCGTGAACCGCATCCGCTGGAGCGCGCCGGCCGCGAGCGGCTGATCGTCGAGCCCGCGGAGGCACCGCTCCACGAGCTTCGGGAGGTCGAGCCCCACGACCTCCAGATCCGCCGCGGTAGGCGCCCGAAGCTGCGCCACCGCGCCGGACGGGAGAGGGAGGTGGTGGACTGGGACGCTCACCGGATCACCCGATCGGTGGCTTCCCAGGTGATCTGCCGCGTCGAGTTGGCCGTGCCAGACGACGACGCGGTGAAGCCCATCACGGTGACGCCGACGTACTGCGTCGTCCGGGTGAGCCCGGTGTCCGCGTAGGTCTCGGTCTTGACGATCGTGACGTCGTTCGGCGCGCTCGCGTCGACGGCGGCAAGGTACGCAGCCTCGAACGCAGAGAACTGCGGGTCCGTGTCCTGGAACGACAGCGTGCCGCGGTAGCCGCGGACGACCGTGTTGCGCTTCGCGCGGGCCGACCCGAGCACGGTCCGAGTGCGGACCTCCAGGTTGGCCTCGTCGGAGAAGCTGTCGGAGTCGATGCCCACGATCGCAGGCGCGCCGTTGCGCAGGACCTCGATCCGGGTCGTGGTACCGTCGAGAGGCTCAGACATGCTCGACTCCTATCAGGCGACCTGACGGACGATGTTGACGCTGCGGGCCATCCGGCTGTGGATGACGATCTGCTTCGCCGTCGACGTGATCCGGCAGCTCACCGCCTTGTCCCAGCGGCCCGCGGCGAGGTTCTCCGACGTCGCGAGGCTGAACGCGTCGACGTCGTAGGCCGGCGAGTCGCTGCCGTCGTCGTTCAGGCCTGCGATGAGGCGGCCGGCGCGCTCCTCGCTGGCGAGGAACGTGGTGATCGCCGCGACGTTCTGGCCGGTGACCGTGCCGAGCCGGTTGTTGGCGAGGTCGACGTCGAGCGGGCGCCCGAGGTACCGCTCGTCGTAAGCCGCGATCGTCGACTCGAGGAGCATGATGTACCGGCGCTCCTCGATCGGCTCGACCACGCCGGCGTCGATGGACGTCGTGTTCGACGCCTTCGGGACCACGCCGAAGTCCTGGTGGTGGAACCAGGGCGCCACGCCGGCGTCCTCCAGGCTCCCGTACGTGCTCAGGCCGGTCGTCTCGTAGGCCGTCTCCAGCCCGATGATCGACCCGTTGAGCCGCTTGTCGGAGACGACCGACATCATCGGCGCCTCCCAGGGGTCGCAATTCTGGATGAAGCACGCCATCGCGGCGCCGCCGCAGACCGTGTACGTCGAGGCCGACGAGACGCCCTGGTAGTGGTACGAGGTGTACCGCTGCACGCGGGGCCACATGCGGACCATCCGCTGCTGGTCGTAGGCGCCGACCTCCGTGATCGTGGACGCCGCCGACTGCGCGCCCGGGGTCGGCCCGATGCCGATCTTGTCCTCCCCCGCCTCGCCGGCGAGGAACGCCTTCAGCTCGTCGTTGACGTCGCCGCAGAGGGCGGTCGCCACGCCCGCGAAGCAGACGATCCCGATGCCGTGCGCCGTGCCGCCCGCGGTCGCGAGCGCGTCGCCGTAGAGCGACCCGGTCAGGGTCCCGTCGCTGCCCGACGCGAGGAAGGACGCCGCGGCCGCCGCCGGCGCGGTCGCGCCGCTGGCCTTCGCCATCGTGACGAAGGGGTCGCCTGGGTCGGTGACCGTGCCGTTGCTCACCTGGACCGCGGTGTACGTGACGTCGTGCACCGTCGAGGTGTGCCCCGAGTCGGAGTAGACGCGCACCCGCACGTCGCGGGAGGTGCCGACGTCCACGTTCGCCGTGATGTCGATCTTGATGAGGTTGCCCAGCGTGCCGTGGTAGGCCGCGGTGACCGTGAGCGAGTCGGCGGAGAGCGCGTCGTCGAAGGTCAGCGTCGCCGCCGCGGACGAGCCGCCCAGCGCGCGGACCACGTACAGGTCGCGCCAGGGGAGGCCGGCGAGGCACGGGAAGACGGTCGCGTCCGGCACGGGCATGTGCCGCGCCAGGAGGTCGGAGCCCGAGGTCACCTGCCAGAGCGTGTTCGCCGGACCCCACGGGAGCGGCGCCACGATGCACACCGCCGTCCGGCGGTTGTCGGCGCGCAGCCGGGGGAGCGGGCCGCTCGGGTAGACGAAGACGCCCGTGCCGGAGAGCCCGGTCAGCGTCGTGGTGGTACGTACCGTGGTGCCGCCTGCCATGTGGGTACCTCAGATGTCGATGTCGCGCGCCGCTGTCACGGCGGAGCGGTTGTCGTCGAGGCTCACGAGCGTCCGGCCCGTGAGCACCATGCCGGTGACCGTGCACGACCACGTCCGGCGCCACTCGCGGGCGGCGTACGCCTCGTCGTCGTCCGGGTCCTGCACGGAGTCGACCACGAGCAGCGCGACGAGGTCGTGGTAGTCCTCGAGCGTGAGCGCGAGCTTCGGGTGGGCCACGCCGGGCGAGAGCGCCTGGCGGATGACCGGCCCCAGCTCGGCCCGCTGGTCGCGGTAGGACGTGAACAGGTCGACCTGGACCGTGAGGCTCCAGCGCGCGACCGCGTCGAGCACGTCGAGGTCGTCGCCGTCGGCCGTCTCCCGGTAGATGACCGGGCTGATCGGCGTCTCGTCCGCCTGGCCGTGGCTCACCGCGATGAACGCGGGCCCGGTGGGCTGGTCCTCCGAGCCGTCGGGGAAGCCGTTCACCACCTGGACCGTGCCGTTCGGTGGGACGTACGCGTCCACGGCGGCCTGGAGGTACGCCACGAGCGCGCGGGCGACGGCCTCGTCGTAGTCAGCCAGCGCCACGAGCGGCCCCCGTCGGCAGGTGCCGCTTCACCGCGGCGGCGGTCGCCTTGGGGACGACCTTGAGCGCGTCGCGCAGGATGAAGCGGGGCTTCGTGCCTTTCTTGTGGATGCTGTTCCGGATCGCGATGGCGATGCTCTTCAGCTTCGCCTCGCGCTGCTTCGGGGTCATCGCCCTCTTGCTCTTGCGCCCGCGGGTCAGCATGCCGGGGTCGCTCTTGAGGACCTTCCGTCGGACCCATTCGAGGATCGGAGCCAGTGGCGGCCCGGGGCGGCCCGGCCGACGGCCGAGCTCGATCACGCCCGCGTACAGGACGTCGTTGACGACGTCGGCGCCCTCGGGGGTCAGCTTGACCGCCCAGCCGAGCTTGAAGGCGCCCAGGTGGACCGCCTTCGCCTTGTCGGTGCCCATGATCGCCTTCGCGAGCACGCCGTGCGCGACCTCGGGGAGCACCCGCTCGCGCAGCGTGACCGCGTCGAGCTTGAGCTGCTCCGCGACGAGCCGTCGGATCGCCTCGCCCACGTTGCCGATCGGGACGTCCCATGCTTCGAGCGGCACGGCGCCCCCTACGGGTCGTGTCGCACCCTGCGGAGCAGCGCGACCCACTCGAACTGCTGGCCCCGCTCGGGCCCGGCGAGGTTGCCCAGGCGGTACTCGACGCCGTCGACGAGCCACACGGCGTCGCCGCCGGGGTCGAGCTGCTCCCGGGTGTACGTCAGGCTGATCTTCTCGACCAGGACGTCGCCCTGCTCGGCGATCCCACCGGCGCGGCTCACCCTGTCGGCCTGGCCGGTGACCCGGGGCGTCGGCGACAGCGTGAGGTCGCTCGTCGTCGGCGCGGCGGTGAGCGAGGCAAGCCCGGTCCCGCTGCGGGTGACGGTGCGGATTTTCACGGCCCGGGCGCGCAGCCCGAGGTCCGCGACGATCGAGCGCGCTGCGTCGACCGTGCCGATGAGGTCCGTCCTGAAGGTCACTGGTGGCCCGGGATCGTCTCCACCGCGTCGCGGTGGTGGGCCCACAGGTGCGCGACGAGATCGGCCTGGGCCGACGGAACCACGTCGCGGAACTGGAGGGTGGTGCGGCTGCCGTCGGGCAGCCTGAACGACAGGCCGCCGCGGCGGCGGATGCGGATGGCGCTCGGGGGCGCGTCGGTGGGCGCGGCGGCGGGCGCGGCCGGCTCCACGGGCTCCAGGCGCGCGCGCAGCGCTGCGAGGAGCGCCTTCGCATCGTCGTCGCTCAGCGAGGCCGCCAGGGCCGCGAGATCGACGCCGGCCTCGATCGGCTGGGAGGGCGCGGGCGCCCTCGACGCGCGCCCCCTCCGCGCGGGCGGTTCGGCCGGAGGTTCGGCCGGGGGCGTCGCCTCGGCCGCCGGGGTCGGCTCGGCCGGGGGCGCCACCGAGGCGCGGAACGCCGCGACGGCCTCCTCGGAGCATCCGGCCATGCCGGCGATCGTCGCGTCGTCGTGCTCGGCGAGCAGCGCGCGGTACTGGGAGAGATCGAACATGGTCATCCTCTCGGGCAGAAGCCGCTGCCCTGGCCGGTCATGACGGAGACGCCGAGCAGCGCCGCGAGCTCGCTCACGAGCTGGGCGCGGCGAGCGGCGAGGTCGGCGAAGCCGCTCCCGGCCGAGAACCACACGTCCTCGACCCGGGTGAGGCCCGCCGTGCCAGCCACCGTGCTGGAGCGCGTGTCGAGCGCGGCGATGTCGGCCAGGATCGTCTCGACCTCGGTCTCGCCGGCGGCGGACAGGGTCGAGAACGCGCCCTCCAGGTCGGAGAAGCTCTCCCGCCCGATGTCCGGGTACCCAAGGTAGCGCCGGATCTTCGCCTTCTGGCTCGCATCCAGCGCCATCGGCTACCTCACGGATCGACGAAGGTGACGGCCTGCGACGTCAGCGACGCGGGCGCGGAGTACGTGAGCGCCGCGGGGGCGCTCGCCGTCAGCGACGCGGGCGTCGTCGACGTCTGCGCGGCCGGGTCGAGCGTGGCCGCGTAGTTGGTGTCGGTGACCCCGCCGTCGGCGTCGAGCTTCGCGGTGATGCCGACGATCGCCGCGCGGAGCGCCGCGATGTCCGCGACGGCCGCCGCGACCTGCGTGCGGACCGCGGTGATGTCGGTGACCAGCGCGACGATCGGCGTCCGGAGCACGCCGAGGTCCACGCCGGCGGCGAGGAGCTTCGTGCGGACGGCTGACAGGTCGTCGAACAGGTAGTCGGTGTTCTGCAGCACATCGAGCAGGTACGCGACGGGCCGCAGCTTACGCAGGATGATCGCCACGATGGCCTCCTATCAGGTGAGGGTGGCCTTGGCGGTCGCGTTGCGCCGCTTCCAGGCGACCTGGAGCTTGAGCGTGAGCATGAACTTGCGGCTGTCGCCGGTCTTCGCGAGCGCCTCGACCGTGACCACGAGTCGCGGCGACTGGTTCGCGGCCATGATCATCCGCTCGACCTCGGAGAGCTGGATGCTCTGCCCGGTGAGCTGCAGGAGCGCCTCCTGGATCTCCGCCGCCGACGCGTTGGCGTCGATGGGCTCGCGGAGCTGCTCCACGTGCGCCGCGCCGCGCCCGAACGCGTACATCGTGTTCGCGGTGCAGTGGCGGTCCTCGATGAAGGGGACGCCGTCCAGGCGGATCCCGGTCGCGCCGAGGTCCTGGATGACGTCGACCTTCATGCCGGCGACGATGATCGTCGTGACGGCCTCGACGTTCGCCGCGAACTTCGACTTGAGGACGTCCATGGTCGCGCCGTCGACCAGGACGTACTCCGGGTTCGCGCCGGTCGCGTTCTTCACCGGCCGGAACAGGTTCGACCGAATCCAGTCGAGCGTGAGGCTCGCCGTCGCGACGGTGGCCTCGCCAGCCTTCCAGCTCGTGTAGACGCCCGTGTCGACGCCGCCGAAGTCGTCGTCGGAGCCGTCGATCGCGAGCGCACACCCGGCGAGCTCCGGGGGCGTCGCGGTGTGGTCGCCCGCGTAGAAGTCGGCGCCGAGCTTGCTGCCGAGCTCCTCGAGCGCGTCGTTGAGCTCCTCCATGATGAGGTTTCCGCCACCCGCGTAGCCGCCGCTCGCGGCCACGGCGGCGGACTTGCCAGTGACCGAGGCGAGCGCCCAGTACTCGCCCCAGTTGAGCGTGGACTGCTTGCGCACGTTCGTGCTGAAGTCGCCCGAGTCGACGTCGTCGCCCTCGGCGTGCGCACCCGCCGTGGTGCGGCCCGAGATCTTGATCGGGGCGACGCAGTTGGCGCCCTGGCCCATGCGGACCGGGAGCAGCGCCAGCCCGATCACGTCCGTGCGGTACTGCGCGGTCGGCGCGTTCATGAGGATCAGCGAAATCGCGGCGCTGATCGCCGAAAGCGTGGCTCCAGCCATTGTGGTTTCTCCCTGCTATCAGTTGTTGATGCCGCGGAGCGACATCGCCCCGCCCAGCTTCGACCAGTCGACCGGCGCTCCGCCCGCCTGCTGCGTCGTGCGCTGCCCCGGCTCGGAGCCCGAGCCCTTGACCGGCGCGGGCGGCAGGAAGATCTTCCCGTCGTTCTTCGCCCAGTCGGCGAGGCCGTCCGCGAGCGCGTGGATGCCGTCCACGCCGCCGACCTTGCCCTTCCAGTGGGGCGCGCCCTGGTGGTCGACGATGGCGCCCTCGGCCTGGATGACGGCGAGCGCGTGCTTGATCCGGTCGGCCGGGATGCCCGCAGCGGCGATCGCGTCGCGCAGCGTGCGGTTCAGCGCCTCCTGGGCCGTCCTGGCCTCAGCGGCGGCGCGGGCGTCGCGCTCGGCCTTGAGCTGCTCCTGAAGCTGCCGGAGCTGCGTCATGATCGCCGGGTCGGGCTCCGTGGCCTTGCCGCCCGCAGCCTTCGCGGCCTCCGCCGCCTTGGCCTCCTCCTCGGCCTTCGCCTTGGCGGCCTCCTCGGCCTTCTTCGCGGCCTCCGCCGCGGCCTTGTCGCCCTTGTCGAGCCGCTCCGTGAGCGGCTTCGTCGCGGCGGTGACCGCGCTGGCCACGAGGGGCTGCAGCGCCGCCGTCAGGGCCTCGGGCTTGAGGGCGCCGGCGATCATCTCGGCGATCGCCTTCTTGTCCGCGTCGTCGAGCGGCATGGTTGCTCCTTGAGCTTACAGGTCTGCCCAGCTCTCCCGCCAGGCGTGCACTCGGCCGCGCTCCCAGTGGTGCGCGGGTAGGGTCTCCCCGACGTACGAGGCGCCCTCGACGCGCCAGAGCACGCCGCCGCCGCGCCGCTTGAGCTTCAGCTCGGCGGCCTTGGCGCGGACGGCGGCGACGCTCACGCGGAACGGCGGGCCGTCCGGGGCGCGGGTCTTGCCGTCGAGCAACCACGAGATCGGGTGGCTCCGGGGCACCTCGAGGTGCTCGGAGATCCGAAGCAGGAGCGGGTCCGGGTCGCCGGGCGCGTCGAGCTGCTTCGCGAGGTTGCCCACCTCGGCCGTGTAGCTGCCGTTGTAGGCGTTGCTCATCTCGTTGCGCACGATGAGCTCGGCGCGCGGGCGCATCGCCGCGGACGCCGAGAACTCCCGCGCGACGAGCCGCTCGCGGGTCTGCGTGTACGTGAGGCGCTGGGCGACGGCCTGGACCAGCTCGCCCTGCATGCGGCTCACGACGTCGGCGCCGTAGCGCGCGACGCTGTAGCGGTGGAGCAGCGTCCCGTCGGGCCGCGCCAGCCGGGTGAGGACGTCGAGGCGGATGCTGCCCCCGACCATCTCCCACTCGGGCTCGGCGCGCTCCATCAGCGCCAGGAGGTGCTCGCCCGCGCGGGTCCGCACCGACTGCACCGACCCGTCGACCTGCTGGCCGAGCCGGACCTGGAGCTGCCGGACGGCGTCCTCGATGAGGACCTGCGTGCGGCCGATGTCGAACGCGGTGAAGCTGACCTCGCCGTCTCGGGACGCGAGGACAGCGTCAAGCCGCTCCGCCAGCTCCCGCCGCGCCTGGTCGTAGATCGCCAGGACCGCCGCCGCCTCCTCGTCAGTCAGCCGCTCCAGGTCCCGGCCCTGCCGGTCCAGGAGCCGCTCCAGGCTGCCCACCGACGCCACCAGCGCCTCCCATGCCCGGCGGGCGCATCATCCCCGCGTCGGCCTCGGCGGCCTGCTGGAGCTCGTCTTCGATCGCCTGGAGGTCGTCCGGCGAGGCGTCCGGCAGGAGCCGGCGGGCCTGCTCGACCGCGATCAAGCGCCGCGCCGTCGGCGAGGTCTTGAGCTCGGGCGCCATCGCCACGCCGGTCAGCCAGTCGGGCGTCTCCTCGCGGTGCCAGCCGTCCAGGCCGGCGACCGTGGGCGCGTCCTCGCGGCGCAGCGCGGCGATCATGCCGACCACCCACCGCATCGCGTCCAGCGTGACGCTGGCGAGCGCGCTGAGCACGACCTCCATCGCCCGCCAGTCCTGGCGCTTGCTGTCGCCGCTCGCGGCGGCGCTCGGGTCGATGGCGACCGCCATCTGCCCGACCACCCGGTACAGCGCCTCCTCGCGGCGCTTGCAGTCGGCGCCGAGGTGCTCGAAGACGCCGCCGGGCGGCTCAAGGAAGCCCGCCTCGTCGGCGCCGTCCTGGTCGCGGGTGAGCTGCAGGAACGCGCCCTGCCCGAGCGCCGGGGCGCGAGCCGCGCCCCACTTCGCTCGGAGCCAGAGGATCACGACCGCGGCGCGGAAGAGGGCGTGCTGCTGCTCGTTCCAACCTCGCAGGTGGCTGATCGCCGGGTCCTGCATGCGCTCCCCGGCGCTGAGCGCGCCATCAAGGAGCAGGTCGTACACCGGGCAGGCCGGTGCTCGGGTATCCGGGTGCGCCCAGCCGTGCGCGACCGGGTAGCCCTCGCGGAGGTACGCGAGGTCCTCGGGGCTCGGCGTGGTGCGGTCCCCCGTGGGGGCCCACTCGTACTCGGCGATCTCGTGCTGGTCGATGCAGGTCCACCGGTAGACCCGCGTGCGCGGGCTCACCGGGCCGTCTGCGCGCTCCACGATCTGCCGCGCCCGGACCCAGGCCACGCCGAGATCGTCGGTCGCCCAGTCGATCACCGCCTCCGGGTCGAGGCTGCGGAGGTAGGCGTCCAGCGCGCCGGAGCGCACCTGGTCGCCCAGCGACG